AATATTCAGAATGGCGGTACTCTACAGACTAATGACATCACTATTGCTAGTGGCGACAAACTCGTCGTGACGGATTCATCCGATTCTAGCAAGGTAGCTCGTACATCTATTTCCTTTGATGGCTCTACTGCGACCAAGGCACTTACGCAAAAAGGCACTTGGGAAACGTTTAACAATTATTCTCATCCGACCACCACGGCTACGGATGCAGCCGCCGTTAAAATTGGTAAGGACGGCCTGGGCCATGTAGTGATCGGCTCTGCTCTAGGAAAGAGCGACGTTGGCCTCGGTAGCGTCGTAAATACGGGTGACTCTGCAACCCCTGTAAGTGGTGGCACAACTAAGTTCACCACCGGCGGTGCGTACACCGAACTTGCAAAGAAGGCAAATCTTGCATCGCCCACATTTACTGGTACACCGAAGGCTCCTACTCCTGATGCAAGTTCTAACGATACCACGATTGCGACCACCGCATTCGTCAAGGGTGCTTTCTCTACCGTTGATGCAATGGTCTACAAGGGAACTGTGACTCTCGGGGCAACTTCTCCGGGTGGACTCACCGTTGCCGCAGACAAGGGCCACACCTATAAGGTCATTGCCAGTGGCACTACCACAAAGGGTTATGTGGACGGTGTGGCTGTAGAGGCTGGCGACATGGTTATCTGTAATACGGATAGCACGGCTGCTGCCACATCTAGCAACTACACTACGATCGCGGCTAAGTGGGATTTTGTGCAGGGTAACCTTGATGGCACCGTAGTAGGTCCTGCAAGTTCTGTAAATAGCCGAATCGCAATATTTGACGGCACCACCGGAAAGCTCCTCAAGGACAGTGGAAAGCTCACTAGCGACTTTGCTACTTCTGCTCAAGGCACTAAGGCTGATTCTGCACTACAGGCAATTACGGCGACGGCTGGTTCTGACATCGGTTCTGTAGGTACTCCCTCCGTTGACGCAAGTACATCTGGAACTACGACTACTCTTACGTTCCACAAGTTGAAAGGTGCTACAGGTGCTACAGGTGCTACGGGTGCTACCGGACCTACCGGCCCCACGGGTGCAACTGGTCCTACGGGTGCTACTGGTGCTACTGGTCCGAAAGGTGCTACGGGTGCTAATGGAACTAACGGAACTAATGGTACTTCCGCTGCGTGGTTCACGGGTACAGCCGTAACGGGTACGGGTACGGGCATTAGTGCTACAGTTTCGGGTTCTAAGGCTGGCGATATGTACTTGAATACAAGTACGGCATATACGTATGTTGCCACGGCAGCGAATAAATGGAATTATGTCTGTAGTATTAAGGGTGCTACGGGCGGTACGGGTGCAACTGGTCCTACTGGTGCTACTGGTGCTACTGGCCCTACCGGTGCTACTGGACCGACAGGCGCTACTGGACCTAAAGGTGCAACTGGTGCCAATGGTACTAACGGAACTAATGGCACGAATGGTACATCCGCATATTGGTTTACTGGAACGGCAGTGACAGGTACAGGTTCTAGCATTAGCGTTACAGTGTCAGGTTCTAAGGCCGGAGATATGTACTTGAATACAAGCACCTCCAACGTGTACACAGCAACGGCCGCAAACGTATGGAAGTATGTATGTAACATCAAGGGTGCTACTGGTGGAACTGGAGGAACAGGTGCAACTGGTCCTACCGGACCTACGGGAGCCACAGGTCCCACTGGTGCTACTGGTCCGAAAGGAGCCACAGGTGCAACCGGCCCAACTGGTGCAACGGGTGCAACTGGTCCTACTGGTGCTACTGGCCCCTTTGCTCCAACATTAGATTTGGGGCAAGCTTCAACACTACCTATTAGTACAATGGTCTCGTCGGATTTCAAGGCCGGTAAATTTTTTCTCAAATCAACGTCTGCCGGTGGTTCCGCCTACACATTCGGTAATGTTACTATTCCGAATAATCAATGGTATCGCTATCAAGTCAGTGGTTTGAATGCAAACAATTGCGTCATTACACTAGAAATCGCTGCTGGCTCTAGCAGTACGGCATTCGGTGTCTACAAAATTTTGTACGACAGTGGCAGTGTTAAGAACGTTATCAAGGTACCATATACAACCACGTCAGCAGCGGTTGGAGGGACTACAACTCCTGTGTATGTGGATTCTAACGGAGCTATGCAAGCTTGCTCTTTGGGTAGTCAGTATGCTTCTGTTCAAGCACTAAATGGACTAGAAAGCAAATTAGCACGCACAGTGCGAGCTGCCTATAATGGCAATGCTTCAACTACGTCTGGTACAAGTGATGCCACGATTGAACTTCTTGATGGTATCAAGATAGCATTTGAGCGTGATAGTGACAGTAAACTATACTTGTATATCAAGCAAGATGGGGGTACTACCTCTTACGACGTGGTTGGTGTTGCACACCTAACGACCTGTATTCGTGGCACAGTTAGCAATAACTATTATTCCATATTTACATCAGCATCTGGCTCTTGGGTTAAATTTGTATCATTTGATGTCAGTACCAACACAACCGAGGTATATCAGTATATAGGCTCTGCTACATTCAGATACGGTCTATATGGTATCCACCTTGACTACAGCATACGTCATGCCAATGGTGCATCTACTATGCAAATGACGTTGACAGGCTACATTGGCCTACTGTAGACGTAATTACACTTATTCTCAAAGCTACCCGCACTACGGGTGGCTTTTCTTGTATTACGATTTTCTAGACAAATCTTCGATATTTGCACAATCGAAGTGGAGTATAAATAAAGCATACGGCAGGGACTTTCTTGTAAGGATTTCTCTGCCAAATTGGAGAATTTCTGAATGCTAGTATCAGGCGGAAAGATCTTATCTATAGATCGTGTCAGGACGGATTCGACAGTCTCTGGGGACGGCGTATCCAATAAGCTTGGCATAGCTGACTGGATAAGAACGAAAATGGGAGTCGATTTCGCTCCCGATACTGGAACTTATCTGTTCGGTACAGAGGGTCCAGAACGCGAATGGCTGGCTGTTTCCGCAGAAGACTGGGGAACATATCAGCTTGACGAGTCTGGCGCTACTGTTACTGACGAGCAAGGAAATCCTCAGTATGCAGAAGAGAACGAGAACCTCTGGACTAAGCTGAGAAGCAAAGAGTTTGGAGCTAGAAGGTCTATAGCCGACCGATTCGGAAGAATCATCGACAAGACATATACGACCTCTGGCAACGTAGAGACTCTGATCGAGATCCACGCCCATGACAACGACATGACCCATGAGGATCTGAACGATCTACTCGACATACTTGGGCAATAGATTTTAACATTAGGAGCTAAGAGAAATGGCTAATATCACATCACAAAACGAAGTTACCGTCAGCGGTCTTGCTAAAGTCGTCGAAGGTATCAAAACATGGGTAGAGAGCAGTGCAGCAGCGCACAGCGCTTATCGGGTACATAACCTTCAAGAATGGGGCGACGTTAGTGGAAGACCAGACTCCGGAAACTACGTATTTGCCGCAGAATACGTCAATGGCGAACTTGATGTCATCAAGGCATCCATCGACGAAGCTGCTTCTGCTACTTCTGCAGACATGGAAGTTATCGCAGCTGCTTTGAACGACCTTGACGACCGCATCAACGCTACGTCTGGAAAGGCTGACAAGGTAACTGGCGCTACTGCTGGCCATCTAGCTGCACTTGATGCAGACGGCAATCTTACTGATGCCGGAGTAACATCGGGATCCTTCAAGACAAAGCAGAACACTTATACTGCTACCAGCGGTACCCTCGCTACTGTAACTTCTATCAATCAGAACGAAAACGGTGAAATCTCCGTAACGTTCCAGGACATTCAGTCTGCAACTGATTCTGTCAAGGGCGTTGTTCAGCTCGCTACTTCTATCGGAACTCCAGAGACCGAGAACAATAGGGCAGCAACTGAGAGGGCTGTTCGTGAAGCTATTGATGCTGCTGTATCGAACGCATACCATCATGCAGGTACGATGGATGCATCTAATATCGACAATTCACTGCTTAACTCAGACAATGAGGGTAACGTATACAATGTAACCGCGTCAGGCTATACTACTAATGACTTCTTAGAAGGTGCTGGTAAGATAATTCGAGTTGGCGACAACGTCGGTATCTGCCTTAATGGAGGTTCTTACAAGTTCGATCTTCTCTCTGGTTTCGTAGATCTGTCTGGTTACAAAACTAAGCAGACTGCTATCACTAGCGCAGCTTCAAATGCTCTTCAGACCGTTCAGCAAATCCAACAGGACGCGAACGGCGAACTGACTATCACGTATCAGAAGATCCAGTCAGCAACAACTAGCCAGGAAGGTGTTGTTCAGCTTGCTGGATCCATCAGCGCAACCGTTTCTTCTGAGAACAACAAGGCTGCTACCGAGAAGGCAGTTAGAGACGCAATCAACGCTCTCGACGTAAGTAACATTACTGCTAATCTCGGTGTCTCTAAGACAATTACGGCTCTTAGCGAAACCGATGGTATGATCGCTGCTACTGCCTCCGATATCCAGATCGAAGAATCTCAGGTTACTAACTTGACAATCGACTTGGGTAAGAAGGCAGATAAGGTCACAGGTGCTACTGCTGATAACTTCGCAGGTCTTGATGCTAACGGCAATCTCCAAGACTCTGGCAAAAAGGCTGCAGATTTCGCTACTTCTGCTCAGGGCGCTAAGGCTGATACAGCAGTACAGAGCATTACGACCAACGGCACGACTTGGACTAAGACTGGAACTACGGTCGAGATCCCGCTCGCAACAAGCGCAGCAGGTGGAAGCGCTGGTATCATGTCTGGACCAGACAAGGTAAAGTTGGATGCCATCTCAGCAAGCGCTGAAGTCAACCAGAATGCGTTCAGCTATGTCACTGCTGGCGGAGTTACGATCGAAGCAGAATCCAAGAAAGATACTCTGAACATCGTGACAAGTGGAAACGTCAATGTCTCTGCAAACGCTTCGACCGACACTATTCTGATCGGAATTCCTCTCATGGACGAAACAGATGTGAACAACATCCTGAATCTCCTGAACTAATTCGACACTGAATAGAACTCTATTAAAAGAATAACTCACCTGCCCAACAACAGGTGAGTTTTTTCTAAGAGGAGGTATAAATACTATATGTCAAAAGATGAAAATATCGGAACAAGATCTGCTGGAACGGAAGAGAAAGAGGTTATCGTCTCTAAGCTCTCCGATCTAGTCGTGGGCGTATGGGAAAAGGCTGGTGATAAGTTCAGAACTAAGTCAGATGCTGAAGCTAAAGACTCTGTAGTCGCTGCTGCTCTGACTGATCTAGACACTCGACTCAATTCAGTATCTGGAGAGGTCGAGAATAAGGCTGATCTCAATCACTCGCATGGATTCCTTACCAACGAAGGAACTATCAACAGCGCAGCTACTATCGCTTCGGGTGACCATCTCGTCATCACAGACGCTAGCGAATTGGGAAAGGTCAAACGATCCGTCCTAGCTTTCGACGGAGTTTCAGAAGACAAGGCGCTTACTAAGGCTGGTACTTGGGAAACCATGCTCGGTACTGCAGCGATCACTAACGCTATCAACGCTCTGGACGTGAGCTCAGTTGGTGGATCCGGAAAGTACATTTCTCAGATTTCGGAGACGGACGGAAAGATCTCCGCTACTGCTACTTCTTTTGACTCTACTCCGACTGCAAATTCTAGCAACGCTGTAACAAGCAGCGGAATCAAGGCAGCGTTGGATGGGAAGGCAAGCAAGTCACTTGACAACGTTACTGGTACTCTCCCTGTAGCAAACGGCGGTACCGGACAGACTTCATTGGCAAATGTAACAGTTGGTTCAGCAACAAAAGCGACTCAGGACTCCGACGGCAACGCCATCAACGCCACCTACTTCAAGTCCTCAGGAAACGTCAGCCTCGTTTCTAATACTGCAACAAAAATCGGTACACAGAACGGCACCGATGTCAAGCTCACGCTCCCGACAATCCCGGCAGCAGTCTCGGTCAAGGGCAACGCCGAATCTTCGTATCACACTGGCCAGGTGAACATCACCCCGGCCAACCTTGGCATCTCGGCAACGTCCACAAGCGTGACCGTTGGCTCTACTACATTCAATCAGTACACGCATCCTACAACTTCTGGCAACAAGCACATACCGTCGGGTGGATCTTCCGGTCAGTTCCTGGGATGGAGTGCCGACGGCACGGCCACCTGGGTATCAAACCCGAACACCGATACTAAGGTCAAGGCTACCGCCAAGACTGACAACGTCAACTACAAGATTCTGGCCACGGCATCTGCAAGCCCCACTTCCGGCAATGCTACCGAAGCCGTGTATGATACCGATATTACGTTGAATCCGAGTACGAATACGATTGCCGCGAATATATCTGGAAATGCAGCAACTGCTACGGTAGCAGAAACATTACCTTACGGCTATGCAACTTGGAATGGCCCAGACCAGAATGGCGATAAAGTGATTATAGCTATTGAACCAACTTCATATAACTATGGCGATGTGATGGTTACATTGGACATCTACGAATCAAAGGCTGGAGTAGGTGATATGTATCGCGGAAAGTTGATGATTGACATCCGAAGAAATAATAGTGACACTGCATTTGCATATAACGTTAGCTATGTTGGTGAGCCAATTCGCTATACTACCATGTCTGTAAAATACGATAGCAATCGTAAAGTGTACGTTGTATTCAATAAGAATAATGCATTTTACATCGGTGTTAAAGCTGTTGTCATGAGCGCTACTGGTTGGCAGGAATCTGATTTCTTGTCCTATGTTACGCGTTATGCTAACCCAGATGTTTCTGATACATCCAGCTGGACTTCCGTAACAATAAGCGAGGCACGTAATCCACGTTCTCCAATGGTCGGCAAAGGATCAACGACAACTCCTGTGTATGTTGACTCCGATGGCAACGTGCAAGAATGTGATATAAGGCCGGATGCTGACGTAGCGCTGATTCTTTATGGCGACAGCAATTATTCCACTGTCAAGGCGCTGTACAACGCGGGCAAGAAGCTGTACCTAGTGACCGGCGGTAGCATTCAGCCTAGCGGTAGATTCGAGTGCCGCATACCACTGACACAAATCACATATGATGCCAACCTAGAAGTCAATGCTTTCTACTTCGAACAATCGCAAGACGACCGCAACGGAGCGTCGGAAGTCGGATCCATTGCATCCTATCGTCTCGATTCTAGCGGATGGACTATGTCCGCAAAGCAGGTCGGCTATGCGGTGAATGCTGGCAATGCAAATAACTACATTGGTGGTGGTGGCATTGACACGGCACTGCAAGGTAAGATGTCCACAAATGGTAGCAATGCCACAAACGTGGCTGGTGGTAACATAATACGCAGCTTGAATGACTGGAGTAACCCAGCTGATGCCGAAATGATAGCGGCAGCGAGTAGTTCGGAGCAAGGTAAATATACCTTGATAAAATTATGGGACAACTACTTCAAGAATAAGGTCAACTCAATTGTCCCTAATGTTGGGTATATGGGTGCTTCTGCAATGACGGCTATGCAGAAGAACGGTACCGACACTATGCCCGGCAACAACTGTAAGATATGCCTCGACACAAACACGTTTAACTCTTTTGGTTACAACGGATTCACGTGCCTAGGCCACTATAGACCTACGGGGTCGGGTCAGAAATATTACGGTTGGTGCGGAAATTTTGCACAGAATGGCGGCATAGTGGAGATTGATTTCGACTACACCGCGACCGTGGAAATTGCGCGAAGCAGTATAACATCCCTGCCAGAATCCATGGATGTCTCCTTTGCCGCAATGACTGATAACAATGCTTTCAAGTACGGTTTCGCTCTGGACGCTTCGACAATTTTTGCGACATCGCAAGAAACGATGCGATTTGAAGTCAGTGGGACGACTTCTAAACAAATTAAAGGACATGCCCGTTTGATTGGGCGTGGTTCGGCTTCTTCCACTCAGACAGGAACCCGCATATTTGTCGGCGCAGTTCAGATAACCTCCAACGACCACTTCCTCGTACTGAACGTAAACAATATTCGCATAAAGGTTACTGGTGGAGAAATCTACGACGTAACGTATCTTTAGTTGATTGCGTTTAAGGGGAAGGCCCGCCAATCGGCGGGCCTTTTTTAATCCAATGTCGGAAGAATCTCGTCGAACTTCCACTTCTTTTTCCTCTGCACGCTGTCGGACACCGTCATTGCTGTCGACATCTTCTCCGCATAGTCATTCGGCCCCTTGTACCGGCAGTGCAGTATCCTCATGCGCTCGTCGTACAATTTATACGGGCAGTTCGGTATGCCGACCCCCTGGATGTTCCTACCGTCGGGCAGCAACGCCCCCAGGAACACAGAGTTTTTCGGAACGTGACCTCCACATGGATTTTCCCAGGTCTCTTCATAGTGTATCTTTCCGTAACGACGTACGATCGTCTTGACTGTCCCATCTCCGAGCCACATGAATTTCTTAGCTAGTTCGGGATTCTCTTCAGTGCAGTACTCAAGGACTTTGCCAGTACGTTCCTCTTTGAATTTCTTAGGGAACAAGTGTTTCCAACGTATAGCGAGCATATCCATGTGAGGAAACTTGTTTCTATAGTACATGATACCGTCATATATTGACGGGAATGAGCCGATATCTAAGTATTCATCGTCGTCTATCGGCATAATCCACTCTGCATTCGAACGGCATTCGACGTAAGAGTCATATAAGCGGTACTGGTATGCTTGACCTTCGACGAGCTCGTACGTCACTCGTTCTCCGTACTCTTCGCAGACTTTCTTGATTTCGTACTTCGATTCGTTGTCGAATACGTGAACTCTGTCGAACTTGCACTTGTACAAGTGATGATCGAGCCATTCACGTAGGTCTTCGGGTTTGAGAAACTTCGTCAAGAGCATCGCTTCTGTCTTATATTTGTAGGACTTAGGGAATATGATCTGTTTGTCGAATCGATGCGGATAGACTGGCTTGTTGCAGAGATAGTAGTACTGGTCGTAGTTGTTGTATGGAATCACTGGATGCTGGGTTAAGTGTCCGCAGTATGTCATGTAGGTAGACTGGATGATCTGGAGACTAGTGACGAATACCTTTAACTTTGGGTATCTAGCGAGCAGCTTGTGCACGACAATCTCGTCTATTCTGACTGGCTTTCCGTCCTTGCCTAGTGCGAGAAGGTAGCGCCACACGTGCCTGGAGAATTTCCGCATCAATGGAGTATCTCTGTAGATGTTGAACGCCTGTCCTATGGCGCCTTTCCATCTTTCCTGACCGAACTTCTTGATGAAGTTCAAAAGAGCCGAAACGTCATAGTTCGATATTCTTACTGGTTTCCGCTTCAGCCATTCTGTTATCTTGTGCTCGTCTGACTTGTAGATCGAACAGATGACTGAATAGTCCGATCCTGACTTATCAAATGCGTCGACTATGTCGGCTGGGGAGTCGTGAATCTGAATAGAGGAATCTACTGTTATTACGATAGGAGTCGATGCGAACTCGAAAGGATGATGCCTGACGTAGTAGGAGGCGTAGAGAGGGTCTTTCTTGGATAGTGCTGGGTCTACGACTACCTTCCAGTGCTTGGACGAGATTTCCTTGTCGGTTACGTAGATATATTCAGCTTCTGGGTCTACTTTATCTGGTTCACGGAGTATGTCGTAGTTGCCGAAACAGTAGGATAGTACAGTGTATTTCATTTCTATAACTCTAGTGTTATTTACAATATAATAAAAGCGAGTAGTAATTGAACTACTCGCTTCTATGTATCTATAACCAATGACTACCCACCCGACCCACCAGCCTCAGCCCAGTCAAAGTTACCAGTTGTTTTATTGATATGCAAATAATAATCTTTAGTTGCATAATCAGCAGGGAGCGGTGGAAATCCGCCTTGTGCTGGAGCCCAACCGACTTGACCACTGGTAACGGTAAGTACGTCGCCATTGCTTGCACCCTCTGCGGACGGCAATGGGTTCTTGACTTTCACGTATTTCCTTTCATTCTCATTGTCAATAGCTGACTCCAATGTTTCGTCGTCAATATTCAAGTTGAATGCATACCCGCCGGACGAGACGTCATCTGCGGCAGACACTGTTGTAAACTTGCCATTGTACGGGCTAATTACAACAGATGCTGATGGCTGTTCCCACACGATCTGGTCGGAGTCGTCGACGGTTAGCACCTTGCCTTGGTCGCTATGGTCGTTGTTCGGTGCAGGCACTGGAACTGCAACTGACAGTAGATCGTCGTAATATCCGACTTTATAGATCGTCAACGAATTGTCAGTATTGAGCTTTAGCTTTCCGCTAGTTTCAAGCAATCCTGGACCAGCGAGACTTTCAGCAGTAGGAAGATCTGTCTTGAGCGCATAGTCTTCAAGAACATCTGGTTGTACAGCAGTCGCGCCCAGTTCAGCGCTAGATCGAATTCCTTCAAGATCCTCGATAGTGTCCTGCTTACCAGACACTTCGGAATTGACATACTCTTCAGTAGCATATCCTGCTGGAACCGATGTCAGATATCCCTGTTGTCCAACCCATGTCTCTGTAGCCATGTCGTTAGTAGCAGTATTGACGTACTGCTCTGTTGCGTATCCGTCGAGAGATGGAATGTCGTTTTCGATCTTAGCCGATACAGTAGAGAGCTGTTCTTCGGTAGCTAGTCCAGCGATAGATGGGATCTCTGGCTTATTTTTGATGTAAGACACTTTAGTGTCGTCTTGTTCGTTCCAGTCAGCCTGAATCTGGTCGGTCTTGAGATCTGACAACACCAAGTTTGCGTCTGTGTAACTGGTATCTGAAGGCTTCAACTTACCGACTGCATGAACTAGAGTAGAGCCGAGAAAAGCAGTTCTCTGTTCTTCTGTGAAGTCTTCTAATTTAGGATAATCGCTACCCTTCTTTCCAACTAGCTGATCACTCATTTAAAACTCCTGCAAGAATGTGCGTATATTCTATTTATACTTTCGTAATCTTGTATATATAATAATGTAACATACGGCTAAAGAGGACGAAGATGGAAGCGTATTTGATGGAAATAGCCAAAACGAATTCACCTACTTTGATGATAAGTGGAGGTTTAATAGGTTTGGTATATCTTCTAATCAAAGATCAACGTGCGAAGACAGCACTAAAGCGCGATGCCGAAAAGAAGGACACTGACGTCAAGATCGCTCTTCTCGAAAAAGACAACGAGCACTTGAAGGATCAGATATCAGTTCTGTTCAATCGCTGGGACACTCTTCAGCCCATTCTCAGCAAGATCAACGAAAATCTGTCTGCTATCCGTGAAAACATCTCGAATTTGACAGACCGTATCGAGCGAATCGAGCGTGACCAGGACAGAAGTCTGTAATCGTGAAGAATTCGTAAAGATTTATCGCTTTACGATTTCTAAAGATTTTCCTAAATTATAATTGTGAAGAAGAGGTCCTCAAGACCTCTCTTTTCATGAGCACAAATGGAGGTAATCATGACTGTACATGGAATCGATCTGGAAAGAGATCTGACATATCTAGACAGGGAATATCTTCGCCTCAAGCATCACGAGTGGGTGAAGGATATGTTCTGCGACGCTTATGTATATCCGTTCGCTCTCTGTGTAGCTTTCTGGTGCATGATGGCAGTTATTGAGAAGATTGTATAAATTCTTTCAAATAACTTATATTTCGAGAGAACTATTATGATTGAACTTGACTCTATCGACACTTCTGGGTATATCCGGAGCAAGCTGAAGGACTATATCCACATGGATCCTCGAGAAGAGGAAGCTACGATTGCGATTATGATGAATCCTAAATATGGAAAACGGATTCAAGACGCTGCTAGGAACAAGCTCCTCCAGTCTCACATCAGACTCATTTACGGAGTCGCGTACGTGTATGCACGAAGATACAACAAGATAGTCGGAGACCTGTTCCAAGCGGGCTATATGGGAATGTTCAACGCTACGCTGAAGTATGATCCGAAGAGAGGCGTGAAGTTCACTTCGTTCGCCATCTGGTGGATCACGCAGAAGATCCAAGAAGAGATCTATGTAGAGAACTGCAAGGTTCACTGTCCGATGTACACTAAGGCGGAAGCCGAACGTCGAAAAGAAGCCGCAACGTTCGACATGGTAGACAACAAGGGCAGGAAATATCTTCACGCTATGCCCGTCGTAATGTCTACAGAGACCGTCATAAGCGATGGCCGATCCATCTCTGATTCTGACACTCTGACTATCGGTGATAAGATAACTGCTGACTATCATGACATCGAGAAGATCTACACGGACGAGGAAGACAGAAAGCTCGGTGTTCTGTTGAAAGGGATTCTGACAAGCCGAGAGTACGCTTACATTAAAGACACCTATCTATATGGGATGACACAGAACCAGGTAGGAGAGAAATTCGGTCTCTCCGGAGAACGTATAAGGCAGAAGAAAAATAGAGCTTTAAGCATAGCTAAAAACGCGCTAAAGAAGTTATTCCGAGAGAACAAGTTCCAATACACGAACAAGATTAAAGAATGCGACATCGACACTATCTTTAGTGTATAAATAGAGCAAATTATGACACCTAAAATTACAAGAAAAGGAATGGGTACTGATATGATGAAGATGTTCACTGTTGTCAGAATCTTTCTAGAGAGCTACTTCAAGGGAGCTAAGAATAACCGGTTTTATCGTCCGGAATTCGCTGAAAACGCTCTCGAACTATGGTATGGACTCTCTGAAACCGAGAGAAATCAAGTTTTGAACATGGCTAGAAAGGACAACTTGATCGGTTTAGAAGATCTGCTAAGAAAGATAGACGACGAAGACGCTGAGAAGTACGTTGATGAGAAAGCGGAATAATCGCTATAAACTTAAATTTTATACCAAACTTAAAGGAGATTGACTATGAAGTCAATTATCGACAGAAAACAACTGACGGACTTTACGATCGACACTCGTAAGTTCACCAGGGCTCACGTCGCTTTCGTAAACGCTCGCAAGGACTATCATGACGCTAAGCAAGCCTACAACAAGTTCAAGGCTTACAAGGTCATGCGTATGAACTCTAGCACGATCCAGATGATCCAGAAACTCTACAAGAATCTGACTGCTGCTCGTAAGAAGTATCAGGAAGCTAAGCGTTATCTCAATCAGACTGCAATCGCTACCTTCACACTCACTGCCTCCTTGAAGATGAAGAAGAAGGAAATCGTCGAACTCGGTGAAAGATTGACCGAACTGTACCATTCGGTTGACGCCAAGGAAGATGAGCTAGTAGAGCTCATCTTCCACACTGATCGCAGAGGGAGAATTCTCTAATGGCTAACAAACTTCAGAATGTGCAACTCAAGGTATTCGATGAAGCGTGCAGACCAGAGGCAATCGAAAATGGAGACTGGATCGACTTGAAGGCTATGGAAGACGTCTTCATGGGAATGGGCGAATTTCGTCTCATTCCTCTCGGCGTCGCTATGAAGCTGCCTGATGGCTATGAAGCTCATATCGCTCCTCGTTCTTCTACTTTCAAGAACTACGGCATCATTCAGGCTAACTCGGTCGGCGTCGTAGACAACAGCTACTGCGGTCCTAACGACATGTGGATGATGCCAGCTATCAAGCTCGGAGCAGGAAAGAATCCAGTGATCAAGAAGGGCGAACGCGTCTGTCAGTTCCGCATCATCAAGAAACAGCCTAAGATCGTCTTCGAAGATTCTACACTCGAAGATCAGAAGAATCGCGGCGGATTCGGTAGCACAGGAGTCTAAGTATGGCGATTCAAGAAGTTAGCAATAATGAATTCCACGGCGTATGCACAGAAAAGGGAATCACAGGAATTACAGTTGAAGTTCTGAAGTACCCCACTAGCATGGACTGGCAGTGGGTCAAGTTCCTCGCTCTCAACACTGTCGGCAAGAATTACATTCTCGATGACGGAAAGCCTCTCAGTGATGAGCTCAAAGTCAAATATCTTACATCAGAGCACTCGCCGATCCGCTACCTCCAGTTCATCATCCGTATGCATATCCCGTACTGCGACTCTGTCTGCTTCTGCCGTCATCACACTGGCGTAGAGCATTACGTACAGTCACAGCGCAACGATAGGCAGGACAAGTTCGACCGATATCAGGAACCGCAGGGACACTATGTCACACACGTTATGGTCGTGAACGCTCAAGAACTTATGTTCATGGCGAGAAAGAGACTCTGTCGCATGGCTTCTAAGAACTGTCAGAAGATCATGATGATGATACGCATGGCTGTCCTAAGCCATAATCCTGAGTTCGCGACAGTGCTAGTCAAGAACTGCGAGTATCTCCACAAGTGTCCAGAATTCAAGCCTTGTGGTTACTGGAAGGTGCAATCTGATCTCCGTGGACTCGCCGAAGATCCAGACAAGAAGGACGATAAATAGATCGTATGATGGTACTATTCACTTCTTTGGGTTTCTTGTCAGCGATATGCTTCGGACTATGCACACTTCCACAGATTCTTAGAGTTCGCAAGAGGAAGAGCACAGCAGATATCAGTCTGCTGTTCATTCTGATGTCGCTTGTCGGAAATCTGAGCGCAGCTTCATATATCATATACTCGAACATTCAAGCTAACTTCTATCAATGGCCTCAATATCTCAACTATTCTGTTGCAACTACGCTAGTTGTCACGTTGCTGTGCTTGAAGATCAAGTATGACAAGGAACAGATCAAGGAGTCTTTCCGTCGTTCTGTCTCGGATCTTCAGCGCAAATACTACAAGTGGCAATATGAGCTATATCAGAATAGAGAGAAGGTCTGGACCGCAGGTCTGCTAGGCATCATGTTTGTAGGCACTATTCTCTATCTCTGTCTAACCTGAGTTTCCTTTATGGTTGGGTGACGGCGCAGGGTAAAATCTGCGCCGTTTTTGCGAGCTTATCGATAGAGTGAGGGAAGCAGATATGTATGAACCTTTCTCCTATCCCAGTCAGATATTCCCTTGATGGCATCACTGAACTCATCCATAGCTTTGTCGTACTTATCTCTTGCTGGTTCCAATATAGCTCTCACGAATAGTTCGATCTCTCCGAGCATGCGCTTGAGAACAGACGGGTGACACTCAGGATGCTCTTCGTACCACTTCTTAGAGTTCTCTTCGTATTCTCGTTGCAACTGAATATCCTTCTCTCGGTCTCCAGTGCGGCATTTTGGAGGCTTGAACGGGCATTCGATAGCTTTCTCCATGTTGTGATAATCTTCTAGCTTATCCTTGTATTCTCGGATAGCGTGATAGTACTTATAGCCAGCTGGTTCCCACTTATTGGCTAGCATAGATATGATCTCGGATGCTTCCATCGGTCCTTCTTTGTTGTAGTTCATGCAAAATATATGAAATGATTGAGAAAATCTAAACCTGTAAACCTTATTTTTGTGTATAAATATCAATATGAAAGATGAGAAACTGAGCGATAACTTTAAGCTTTCTGAGTTTTCTAAGGGTGAATTGACGAGCTACCAAGTCGATCTGCTGAGAATTCTTGCAGGTGAGCTGCAAGTCGTTAGAAATCGACTTCAGGAGTTCAAAGAGGGAATGAAGCCTGTCTGCATCGTGATCACGTCAGGCGTCAGAACTAAAGCTGACTACGAACGTCTCTTAAAGAAGGGCTACCATCCTAGCAAGACTTCTGACCACTTCTGCGGATATCAGAACGAAGGAATTCCTACGCTCGGGGCAGCAGACATTCAGGTATACAACTGCTCTATGACCACTAAGCAGATCGCACTCTATATCAAGCAGCTCGTATTGAGCTACGAGGTGAACTTCGGTCAGGTAATCTACGAGAAGAACCCTGCTACTGGCGCTGAGTGGATCCATCTGGGCAACGATCCTGAACTGATCTTCAAGAGCGGCATTACTGTCAAGAGAAAGAAGTTCCTGATGAGCTTGGACAATGGCAAGACTTACAAGGAGCTGAAATGATCATATTGGGAATTCTCATAGGCGTAGCAGTCTTGTATGTGGGTCTTCTCGTCGCTTGTATAGTGAAGTGCGTCAAGAAGTCCGACAGGCAGTTCAGGATAGTCGATTCGATTTTTGATAAGGACGAACACAATGGCTAAGTTAGCAATCTCCATCTCTGGCGGCGGAGCGCTTGGTTGCGGACCGCTTCAGTTCATGTGCAGGTTGGAATCCGATCTTGGAAAGAAGCTCACAGATCAGAGCGTGGCTTTCGCTGGAACTTCAACTGGCGCTATCATCGCAGCATGCCTAGCAGAGGGCATGTCTGCTCATGATATCTTCGATCTGTACAAGAGCAATCTGAAGAAGATCTTCACAAAGTACCCATGGTATAAGCGTATCACAAGTACTTGTCCAACATACGATAATAGCAACCTTAAGAAGCTGCTTGATAGCAATCTGAAGGGAAAGATGAAGGACTGGAAGAAGCCAGTGTTCCTCACTTCGACATTCACGAACGCTGAATCAGTAGAGAAGGTCTTCAACAACACAGACGAAGATCCTAAATGGAAGGCCGTTCTATCTTCTACGGCTGCTCCGACTTACTTCGATCCTGTGTATTTCGACAAGATCTGCGCAATCGACGGTGGTATGTGGAGTAATGACCCTACTATGTGTCTTCAGGCTGGGTTGAAGAGTCAAAGTTACAAAGGAAAGTACAAGATTCTTACGTTCAACACTGGAATGGACACTCCGAACGAGGCAACTGGGAACAAGACTCTCGTCGGCTGGGGAGCATATCTTCTCGAAGAGTGGATAGCTCGCTCTGGAAAGTCTAACTACTTTGAAGCATGTGCTAATCTCGGAAAAGACAATGTATTCCGTGCTTCTCCGAAAGTCGAAAAGAAGTTCAAGATGGATGACATATCAGACAAGACGATCAACAAAGTTATCGAAGTATGGGATAAATACTACGACTCGGTCCGAGACCAGGTTGTGAAGTTTGTAAAGGAGTAAAGATGGAAAAGTATAGAATAATCAAGACTGGTTTGAAGACTCAGAAAGAGTGTGACATTCTAGACGGAGTCTTCGGACAGCTGTCTGACGGTATGTGGGAGAACAGCCGAGCTGCTGGAGGATATTGGCCCTATATCGATGCTGAGCTCGAGAATGGAGAAGTCGTATTGAAGGTATCTACTGCCTATAGAAAGTCTGATTGGCCTACTAACAAGCTGCTCAATATGACAGACGACGACATCAAGAAGTGGCTCGCTAAGAAGATCAAGCAGGTCATCAAGGAAGAGGGTCTAGACTGGAACAGAAGCAACGAAGAGACGACCGACTATCTCGGCACAGAGTGGAGAAAGAGCAAGAAGCCTTCTACCGTAGCTGACTGCTACTATGTCTATGAAGTCCTCAAGGGCAGAAACGTCGCTAAGCATCCAGAGTACGCGAAGCAGATGAACATCTCCGATGCTCTGAAGACACTCGACAACGCTAAGATCAAGTATGTGCAGCAGGAAGATGAGCCTTGGGAATCCGATCTGGACGAATCTGTCATCTCACAGCCTATACCATACATTGACTGGGTAATCTAGGCGTTAGGGTCGATCAATCTTTTCTCGAAATACTCAGGAAGGTATTTCGAGAATTTTTTGTGTTGGAAACTGAACGACGCGTCGAGGACGAAAGTCTCTGCGTAGTCTTCATGGCTTCTCACGGAACGGCCACTAGCCTGAAGCAGTTTCTGCCACATCTTGTTCGAGTACCATAGCGGCACTTCCTCGGACAGCGTCTTGGTTCTGAGGTTGCCCAAAGATTCCCACGGCAGCTTGACGATAATCTGGAATGTTGACAGGTCGTCGTGCAGGTCGATTCCTTCTGTCATCGAAGACGACACGAGAACTGAGTCCTTGCTGACATAGTGCTCTTCTAGAATGTCTTCGTTTCTCACTTCGTCTAGGCGTACCAGAATGCGAGAGTCATGTAGATGCTCTTTGATGTATTTCGAGATCTTCATGTTTCCAGTATGAATGATTCCACGCTGTCCCTTGTGCTGATCCATGATGTATTTGACTGTCTTCACTATGTTCGCTAAGTTCGACTCATCCTGCAGATCCTTGTAGTTTGTGTTGCAGTTGCCGAGCACTACGATGGGCGCCTTTTTAGGATCGAAAGTAGATTCGATATCCACGAAGCAGCACTTGTCTGGACGGATGCCTAGGCTGTTAGCGAAGTTAGAGAGATTCAGAATGGTAGCAGACATGAAGATGATCTTGTCAGCTAGGCCATCGAAATACTTCTTGAAGATCCAGTCCACGTTCACAGGAACGATGTCTAGACGGCGTTCTTTCTTGTCCCAGTTGTAGACCCAAGAGTCAGTCTCGTCGCTGTCTTTGTATGCGTCAATCTTTGCGATCATTTCAAGAATTTCACGCTTGTGCTTGTACTTAGACTTGCGAGGATCTGCCGCATCTTCCATCGCTTTCTTTACCTTGCTGTCAACGACTTTCTTTTGCTGCTCGGCTTCGTACTCGATCAACTCTTTTGCGATACTCTGTGCAAGACCCTGACAGATGTTGATGTATTTCTCCATCTTGGCGGTAGGCTTAGAGGAGGACTCGAAATCGCAGTGCTTGATGTAGTGGAGATCTTCACTAGTCAATCTCTTCTCTGCTTCGAAAGCTTTGATCATCTTGTCGGCGCTGAAGCTGATCGTTCCGACATCCACTAGGAAATCTTCGAGGAGATGAGCTTCGTCGATGATCATCACGTCTCGCTTGACCTGCTCTCCTTTCGGTGCAACAGCTGATCTCATGATAGAAGTGTTAGCGAGGAAGACCTTAGAGTCGAACGCCTTCTTTAGCGTGTTGTAGTAAGGGCACATGTCGTTCATCTTGCAATAGCGCTTGATGCCGATAGAAGTAGAGTCGGATCCCTGACATGGACCTTTGTCGCACTTGACGTTGTCGTTCACTATGCAGTCGTAGTTCTGCATTCCCTTTAGCATCTGGATAGGGAACTTGTCTTTGAAGTCTCTCCAGTACTGATCCTGCAGTGCTTTGTTGGTCACGACGATGTAGCTCGACTTAGCCAACATTGATTCATAGATTGCAATACCCGACTTTCCAGAGCCAGTAGGCATCTGGGCTACAATATACTTCTTGTCGGTACCAGCCACAGCATCCAGGAACTTTTGCTGCTCTGGACGGATTTTTTCATAAGGGAATTGAAAGTTCATGTTCAAAATTTAGTAATCTTTTTGGTCATTCTAAATAGAATCGAGCAAATTTTACTATTATTGTTCATAAGGAGAGCGCAACACAAAGCGCTGATTTACAATGAAGCCAAGAAAAAGAATCCTATTGGTCGATCTAGCCAACATGGCGATTCGTACTGGATGCAAGTGCTACAGAGACGATCCGACAGACACGACATATAATAACTGGAAGTGCGAAATTCTAGAAAATCTCGCAACACTGGTTCAGAAGACCGAAGCTAACTCGGTTATTCTCTGTCAGGAAGGAAAGAGAAACTGGCGATACGATGTGTTCGACGCTTACAAAGCACACCGAAAAGAAGAGAAAGCGAAATCCAAGCTAGACTTCGACACGTTCTATCCAGTAGTAGACACATTCTGTGAGAAACTCCGTCAATACGTTCCGAACATCTATCAGCTCAAAGTTGAAGGCTCCGAGGGAGACGATCTCGTCGCTGTCTTGACAAAGAATCTCACTACGAAGTACGACGTCGTATGCGTATCGACAGACCGAGACTTCTACCAGCTGCTGAAGTACAACGGATATAATCAGTATCATCCGATCAAGCGCCAATACATTCATGTCGTGAATCCCGAACGCTACCTTCTCGAAAAAGTCGTAGTTGGAGACAAGGGTGACGGCATTCCACACATCAAGCCGAGAGTCTCAACAAAGACGGCTGCCGACATCGTAGAGAACGGACTAGAAGACTGGCTGAATGAACAGACGGATGAAGTGAAAGCGAACTTCGAGCGCAACAAGAAGCTCATCGACTTCGACTACATTCCAGTTCACGTCCAGCTCAAGATCATGGAAGAGTTCAAGAAGCTGCGTTTCAGCAGCATGAACATGAGAGACATGTCAGAGTTCCTGATCGCTATAGGTCTTGGAAATCAATTCGATAAAGTACCCGAATATGCTAACACCTTCATCCGACTGGAGAGAATCGATGTGTAAGGACAAGAAGAAGTTCAACCGTTTCTATGTCGATGTGCTCAACTCTCTAAAGAAGTACTCGACATGCTCTAGACTCCAAGTCGCAGCGATCTTGGTGAAGGATTCTAGAATTCTCAGCTCGGGCTACAACGGAGTAGCTAAGGGCTGCACCGAGTGCAACAAGATCTACAAGAGAACTCCTGACGGCAAGATCACTTGGAACAGCGCTCTAACGCGTCAGACCCGATTCTTGACGGAGGAAGAGTACCGCAAAGAGCATCATGAGTTCGCAGACAAGTACGAGATTCACGCGGAGATGAACTGCTTGGGATTCGCACTGAAGAACAACACAGACATCACGGGAGCTCAGCTGTACCTGACTACCAGTCCATGTCTGAACTGCTGCAAGCTCATTCTCACTTCTGGGATCAAGGAAGTGTACTACATCGAGGAGTACGACGACCATAGCGGTATCGAATATCTCGTCCGAAATGGCGTAATTTGCGAGAAAATCGAGCTTTAGTTTACGCTATTTCTTGAGAAATTGCTTTAGATAGTCTCTTCCGTACGTTTTAGCTACATATTCAATGTACTTTTTGTAGTTAGAGATTATCTTCACATTATTTTCAAGCATGCATTTATGCTTTGCTTCGTATCTTGAATTTTGACTTTCGTCGTAAGGATTTATCATATTGCCAGATTCGTTGAAGAATTGCTTTCCTTTTATTTCAACATAAGTATCTTCAACTAAGAAATCTGGCTGATATGTTCTAATTTTATCTTTGTCTAAATACTCGAAAGATATATTTGGTTGATATTCGAACTTTATATTGTGATCTTTCAAGTAGATATAATATGCTATTTCAGGCATACTATCGAAATTTACGCCTTCAAACAGATATTTATGCTGGGATTTCTTTCTAATTTCTGGTATCTTCATAGGATTAGTTACACCGTATCGTTCTAACGACGTAGCTCTATAGCGTTCTTTGGATTTAACTACGTCAAATTTCTCCACTCGCTTGGCTATAGCTTCGGGATATTGGCCTGAATACTCATATTTGCCATTGCTATGTTCTAGACATGTTTGCTTACTCTTTTCTTTGAATTCATCTGTCTGAACGAACCAGTCCTTCCCGTATTTTTCTCGATTTTGCTTCTTGCATTTATCTTTTATAGCTTGAGTTTTCTGCGGGAAACGATTTCCATACTTCTTCTCGCAGGTAGCGTATTGCTTTTCTCGATTAGATGCTAGAGACAGATT